TTGTTGCGGCAGTTGTTGCGGCAGTTGTTGCGGCCGCTCCACCACCAATTGCGCCACCAGTCAGCACGGACGCGGCTTGCGATGCGAGACCAGCTATAGAGCTTCCGATCGATGAGAATATCCCGCTGAACATCGAGCTGATCGAATTTCCGATTCCGCTGAATGTCCCGGTCATTATGTCCGCGATCTTGGATGCCGCCCAATCTGCGAGCATCTGGAGAATCATATTCTTAAAAGTCTTGGCGAGATTGTCGAATGCGTCTCGACCGTTCTCGAATACATCCATGAAGAAGCCAGAGATCTTAGTCTTCATCTCTTCGTATGCTTTCGCTGCTTCTTCGGCGACTCGCTTTGTTTCTGTCTCGATGGCTTTCTGAGCTGCGTCGTTATCCTTCTGGAGCTGGATCGCTGCTTCGCCCGCTGCTTTGATAGCTGCGCCTTCGTTGTGCAGCTCAGTCGTCGCGGCGATTATCTGTTCGCCAAGTTCTGACGTGGCTTCGACTCCTGCTTTCTGTAGATTGTTTCGAATATCAATTTCGAGATTGCTCATATATAGAGCTTCGGTCTCGTTGCTTATAGCTCCGAGCAGTTCCAGCGCTTTAGTCTTTGCAGCTTCGGTCTCCGCTGCCAGCTCATTCGCTGCGACGGCGTTCTTGTCGACTTCAATCGCATAATCAGAGAGAGAGCGCCCGGCATTATCAAAGCCCGTTTCGGCTGTGACGACCTCTGTATTCATTCCGGCGAGTTTGCCGTTCAACTCTTCTACCCGGTCTCGACTAGCAGCAATCGAACTCGCGTATATGTTGGTTCTGTCGTTTCCTGTCTTTAGACTTTCCAGAGTTGTATCGAATGTCTCATTAAACGCATTAAACGCATCCGTCGGGTTCTTTACCGCTGCCGCGACTGCTGCCATAGTAGCGACTGCCGTGTTCTGCATTCCGGTGAACATACCGATCAGAGTATTTAGAGCGCCGCCCACCGCTTCGAGAAGGAATATATTTAGCTTCTCGAATGCGATCTGGATATTTATACCAGCTCGCTCCGCAGCAACTTTGATCGAGTCCCAGTT